TGTATCAACCTTACGTGCTTTTACGACAATGTTTAACAAGGGTTCTGGTCTTAAAGGTCTTTGGAATCCTAAACTAGAAGCTGACTTTGCACGTCAATACCAGTTGCGTAACGCTGCTATTTATGCTACAGTATTGAACATAGTAAACAATGCAACTTCTGGACACGACATCTGGGAAAATAAAGACCCTACTCGTATCGAGTTCAGAGACGGAACATCCATGCAATTAGCTAAGCACTCAATGGAAGCTATTCACTGGGTTAAAGACCCTATAAAGACTTTAACTAATAAGCTTGGTTTTATTCCTCGTGCTGCTATAGTAACTACTACAGGTACTGTTCCTGGACTAGGTCCTTTGAAAGATAAGACTATAGCAGGTAAAGCTAAAGCTATCGGTCAAATGGCTATTCCTTTCCAAGCACAATCAGCTATTACAGCTCCTACAGGTGAAGGTGCTAAACGTGCTCTCTTAGGTACTTTAGGTCTCCCTGTTTACGGTAAGAAAAAAGAATGAAAATACTAATCATTGACCAATCAGGCTGCGGTTGCGGTCTCTCTTTTGGCCTACGTAGCCAAGACTACGGACACGAAGTACGTCTATTCATTCGTCATAATAAGGATGGTAGCCGTTCTGAAGTAGGTGACGGTGGTCTCATCAAACGGGTGAGCAACTGGGAAGACCACATGAACTGGGCAGACCTCGTGTTCTGCACAGATAACTTATTCTACATCCATGCACTAGAGCGTTATCGTGATAAAGGTTATCCTATCTTTGGACCATCCATTGATACTAATCGTTGGGAACAAGAGCGTGACCATGGTGAGAAAATTCTTAATCTCGCTGGCATCAAGACAATCCCAAGTCGTACCTTCGAGAAGTATGATGAAGCCATTGCTTATGTGAAAGAGAACCCACGTCGCTTTGTGTCTAAGCCTATCGGTGACGGAGACAAGACTTTATCTTATGTAGCAAAGTCTGCTGCTGATATGATTTACATGTTGAACCGTTGGAAGAAAAAGAATGCTCTCAAGGGCAAGTTTATTCTGCAAGAGTTTCGTCCTGGCATTGAGTTCGGTGTAGGCGGTTGGTTTGGTGCTTGTGGTTTCTCCAAGAACTTCTGTGAGTCTTGGGAACACAAGAAGCTCATGGACGGTGAACTCGGTGTTACTACTGGCGAGCAAGGTACTATTGTTCGCTATACGCAAGACTCTAAGCTGGCTGACCAGATGCTCAAGCCACTAGAAGACATGCTTCATGGTTTAGGCTACACTGGCTACATCGATGTGAACTGTATTATCGACAAACAAGGTCAAGCATGGCCTTTAGAGTTCACAATGCGTCCAGGCTGGCCTCTCTTTAATATTCAACTTTCTCTACACAAGGGAGACCCTGCTCAGTGGATGTTAGACCTTATCAACGGAGAAGATACTCTGCGTGTGTCTAGTAAGATTGCTGCTGGTGTGGTTGTTACTATTCCTGATTATCCATATAGCCAAGTAACCAAGAAGGAGAACTCTGGTTATCCTATCTGGGGCATGGATATGGATGATGCTGTTACTGATGTTCACCTGTGTGAAGTACAGTGGGGCAAAGGTCCTGCAATGATTGATGGTAAGCTCAAAGAGAATGAGCCTATGTTTGTTACTGCGGGTGACTATGTCTGCACAGTAGTAGGACTAGGTGAAACCATTGAAGATGCTCGTTGCAAGGTCTATGACACCATCAAGAAGAAGATTGAGATTCCAAATTCAATCGCTTACAGAACGGACATCGGTGAGAAAGTACAAAAGCACTTAGAAGACTTACAAGCTGCAGGCTATGCTGAAGGAGTTGAGAGTGGCTGTTAATCCTAGTTCTGCTCCTAATAATTTACCACCAATACCACAAGACGAGATTTCAGAGAATCCTCGTTGGCGTGAATGGTTTCGTAACTTAGGTAACTACATTCAGAAAGCCCAGACAGGTAACAATATCTGGACTATTCTGCAAGGTGGTACAGGAGCCTCTACTGCAGCAGGTGCTCGTAGTAATCTTGGTCTTGGTACTATGGCTACACAGAATTCTAATACTGTAGCAATTACTGGTGGGACTATTACTGGTATTCCTGGTATTACTCAAGTACAGGCAGACTGGACAGAGACCAATAGTTCTTTGTATTCGTACATTAAACACAAACCTACTGGATACACAGGAACGATTACTACAGCTAAGCTTACTGGTGGTGGTTCTAATGGTAGCATGACTTTTACTAATGGTATCCTAACTTCACAGACAGCAGCAACATGAGAACTTCTGATAAAGGTATTGAACAGCTTAAAACTTTTGAAGGCTTTCGTAGCATGCCTTACTTAGATACAGCAAGTAAATGGACGGCGGGTTATGGACATCTAATGGTTGTTGGTGATGGCTTAGTTCAAGGTAGTCCTATTACTATGGGACAAGCTACACAGCTTCTTCGAGATGACGTTAAGTCTGCTGAGGATTGTGTTAACTCTTCAGCACTAGACCTTACTCAATATGAATTTGATGCTCTCGTGTCTTTTACTTATAACTTAGGGTGTGGTGCTTTTAAGCGTTCTACACTTCTTAAACTACTTAAAGAAGGTAGAAAGAACGAAGCTGCTGTAGAGTTTCCTAAGTGGTGTATGGTTAGTAATGGACACAGCGATAGTATTTTAAAGCGTAGACTTGCTGAGCAAGAATGCTTCTTACATGCAAACTATAAAGGATAATCATGCCATTAATTAAATCTAAATCTAAGAAAGCTGTTTCTAAAAATATACGCACTGAGATGAAGCATGGCAAGCCTCAGAAACAAGCTATTGCTATCGCACTGTCTACACAGCGTAAAGCTAAAGGTAAAAAGAAGTAATGAGACGTAAGATGCAAGGAATATTTAAATCGAGGACTATGTGGTTCTCTGGTTTACTATTCTTACTCGGAGCTATATCAGATAACTCTTCATACATTCAAGATTTACTAGACCCTAAGGTGTATAGTGTTTCTATGTTTGTTATTGGTATTGTCATAGCTTATCTTAGAGCTACGACAACTAAACCTTTGGATGATAAATAATGTTTCCTTTATCGGTATTAACTTATGTCAAAATGGGAGTATGTGTTGCTTTGTTGGCTGGTACTTGGTATCTTGGCTATAGCTTTGAGCATAAACGATTCGTTGACTTTCAACATGTGGTTAGAGAAGAAACAGCGAAGCAAGAAGCAAAAGTCGAATCAATCACAAAACAACAAACATTAGTTACAAAAGGAATTCAAGATGAATATGAAGCTAAGCTGTCTGCTATTAGGAACTACTATAAGTCTACTAGCGTGTGGAACAACCCCAGTACCAGTAAAGTGTCAGGACTTTCCACAGCCCCCAGCGTCACTGATGTTATCTCCGCCTACAATGTTCTTGCTGGACAATGTGCAGAAACCACAGCTCAAGTAGTAGAGCTTCAGAAGTGGATTAATGAACAAGTAGGTATCAAATAAGTTAAGACGGCACGAGGGCATCAAGAACCTAGTGATTTTCCGTCTTTCTAACTAGGGCATCAACGAATTGGCAGGCGAGTTTGTAACCTCTCACTTTTTCTTACAAAATTTCCCTATCGGTAACTTTTTTATACTTTTGCACACTTTTTATGCAAATCTTCCCGAACGGTAAACTTTTTCTTACAATAAAAAAGACCTCCACGAATGGAGGCCATCAAATCACAACTTCAAGGAAACTTATAAGACCTTTTCAGGGTCTGGATAATTAGGTGGTTGTAGTTCTCTAAACATAGAGACAGTCTGTAGTTCTAACAATTTGTCATTCACAGGCTCTAATAGTTTCTTAATGTCATTCCACAACACTAAAAACTGTACAGAGTCCATTGAATCAAAGTCCTCTGCAGCTTCCATACAACGCTTCATAATAATAGGTTGAACTTCATCAGCCAAGTTAAGCACTTCATTCAAACGTTGCATTCCAAACATAAACTCTTGTTTATCAATCATATCTTTCTCCTTATTTAACGGGGCAAACTCCACCTGCGCATTCGAGGTCACCTTCAAACGAAGCATCTTCCACCTTGGTAATTAGCTTTGTACAACCAACTAAAGCATCATACGCTTCTTTTGTAATCTCTTCAAGAGGAGCTTGTTTAAAGCCATGCTCATTGTGGAGTAAAAACGACAGTGATTTATGGTTATTCTTGTAGTTCTTAGCCAAGTATTTCTTAATCTCTGGCAACTCTTCCTTACGATAATAGACAGTACAGCTCACGCTATTGTCTGACCAGTTCTCTTGCAACCACTTAACTACTTCTAGTTGGTCAATAGCAGTCATCTCAGCAGCAATCTTTGTACCTTCAGGATAAGCAAAAGGAAAAGATACTACCATTGTGCTGTGGTCATCAGTGCCATCAAAGTTACGCTGGAACTCTACAGGGTATCCATGCTCACGACATACCTGCACTAAGCTATGGTCTGCAGCGATACGGATACGTCTAATCATGTAGTGGCTATAAGCAGGGTGGCATCCTGAGGTCACACCTGGTAACAACGATAGAGTGCCTGAAGGTTTAACTGTAGTCAACTTGATTGATTCAGGAAAGCCATGCTTAGCAGAGTACTCTTTATCAAAAGCACGTAGCTCTGTGTAGGCTTCATTCAACCAAGAGCGTTGTTCGTCAGAAGCCTGGAGAACTCCAGTAACGCCAATACCCATACGCATATTCTTATGGACGATATCGGCTGTTTCCTGTAAATGGCAAGGAAGAGAAAGGCTATGCTTATTAATGCGATAAAGGAGTGTGCAGATATCAACGAATTCTTCCTTAGAGGTTACATTAGATAAATAGACTTCAGCTAAGCAGCAAGTCTCATAAGCTGCCAAAGACTGCTCAGCACATGGGTTATAGCCCATAACGTCAGGGTCAGGATAATTAGTGTCACCAAGACGACCAATCTTGCGACTGAGACGCAGGTTAATAAGACCGTAAGGCTCTCCTTTACCTTCGTAGCCATCCCAGAAATACTCATGGAGGTCTTTAATGTCGTTACACACCACCGAGTTATTAGACATAGCACGCCAAGAAGGAATATTTCCCATATCCCAACGCTTAGCAAGAAGATATTCCACGTCATCTGCATCTCCAATAGCAATTTGTGCTGAACGACGTACATTACCTGCTACGACGATTGCACCAATAATATTCATAATGTCCAAGCAATCAATAGGACGTAGCTTCTTACCTGCACGCTTCTCAAGGATAGTACTTACCTTAGCGATACCTTCACAAAGGTCTTCAGGGCCTGATGCAGTGCCTCCAAAGCCCTTAATAACAGCACCACGACCACGTACTAATACAGTGCTATAAGTAAAGGTAGGTTCTTTAACGCTTAAGAACGCTGCTTTGAGCGTTTTGCCAAGGAGACTGACCCAGCCTTCCCTTGAATCAGGAACAATAAAATCCGCATCATTTGTATCCAAACGAGTAGGGGCAGTAAAATTAGGATTGACTTCAGGAAGTTTTTCAACGTTTTTCCTTTGAATGTTATAACCTACGCCAGAGCCTAACATCAATAGGTCCATAGCCCAAGTAAAGGGACGAACAGGTTCATCAATTACAGTGAATGCACAGTTCTGTAACGAGGCTAAGCCTAGCTTGCCTACAGTGTCTGTACCCATCTGCCAAAGGAAACGACCTGCTACAGTTCCTTTGAGTTCTGTTAAATACTTACGTAAACGCTCTTGCTCTTTCTCTGTAAAGTTACAACCTAATTGAGTGTTTGCTGCTTTAATAACTCGTTCTACTGTCTGTGGAAACTCTTCTGTCTTGCTGGTGATGTCTGCTTCGTCTAAGCGACGTGCATAAGTTCTCTTGTAGGTAATGTAGCCTACTGTGCTAAATGGTGTTGTGTACATCTTGTCCTTAGTGTCGTGTGTTTTTCTTATATTTTTCTGTCATCATTGCATCTGCCATTTTATAGCAGAAGATAGCTATGAACTCACAGTACTCTTCTACATTTGATTCTGGTACTCCAGCAGAGTCTATTGCTCCTGAGAGTACTGAAGTAGCAAAGAAGTCCCTGAGGCCTGGGATTTCCTGTTCAATCGGTGGTCCCATATCGTGTAACGGCTTTTTAGTTGTCATCATCGTCCTTTAATAGTTGTTCTAATACATCCGCTTTTTCTTCTATTACATCTAAGAATCTTTCACAGATATCCTCGGTAGTCAAACCAAGAATATCTGTGATGTCCATCTCATCTAGTTGCTTCAGTCGATAGATTATATCAGTGAGAGTCAAACTCATCAATCATCCTTTGAATATACCACGATGCTTTACGCAAATCAGTAATTCCGTTCTTATGCTTCCAACGCCATAGATACTTAATAGCGTTACCTGTACACATTGCTTCCATGCCATCAAGATGTTGCACAACTTCGTTAATAGCATCAATACATTCAATACCACCTAGACGATAGTAATCAGGATTAATATTATCTTTGGTAGAACCAGGTGGGTAGTAGGAGTCAGAAGGGCCTGCTCCGTAAGTAGTTTTATTATTTTCCATTTTTAACATCATGCAGTCTTGACAAAAAGTGTGGTAAAGCCTTTTATGATAAAGGCATTCGTTCATGTTAGCCCCTTCACCTCGACGGAGGGCTTGATTGATTTAGTACCTTGAGACCAGCTTCCGCAATCTCTGCACTGATATCGTTGATAAGTCCCAGTAGACGAGACAGCATTACCACGCTTTTGAAGTCTAGTCCCAGCACAGGTGGGGCACACAGCACTATCGGCAAAAAGATTACTATTAGGATGAGATTTAATCCATGGAAGAAGACGGCAATACAGAGATTCAAGCAAAACGACATCTTGAATATTATACGTTTCCATACGCTGCCAAGCATCTTTATCTCCATTCATGCACTTGACCCAAAGGTCATGTCCTTCGTGTTCTTGTTT